CGAACCGCCCGCCCCGCTCCACGGCGACCACCGCGGCGCGCACGTGCTCACCCCATCAGCCCGCCGCGTTCTAGACCGCCCGGCCATCCGCCCCGCCGGCGTCCGATGGGGCAGCGCCGAAGCAGCCCTCCGCGCTCTGGTCCGGATGCGCGACGAGGCCGCAGCGCTCCGGAGCCCGGCGGACCCGAACCGCGCGATCCGGATCCAGTCCAACCGCGACCCCTCGCTCGGTGGCCGTGAGCACGACGCGATCGAGCGGTGCCGGACCGTGTCGCTCGCGATGGACCGGGCGAGCCGTCACCACGGGCTGGCGCTGTCCAGGGCGTGCCCGACCGTGACGCCGGACCAGGGCGAGCAGATCTTCTGGCTCTACTTCGCTGGTCGCGGCGCCGAGGCCAACACGCTCCGGACCGAGAAGGCGTGGCAGCGGCGGGTGTCGATGTCGGCCCGGGACGTCGCGGCCGAGGCGTCCGCCGAGTTCGGGGTGAAGGTGACGGCCGATCACGTCGAGAGCATCTGGGGGCACTACGTCGGGATCGTGGCCGAGGCGCTCCGGGCGTCGGGTGAGCTCGGGGGCGGATCGAGGCGCGAGCCCCGGCGTGGTAGCTTTGCCGCTGACCCGTTCGCGAGGGTCAGGGGGGACTGATGCTGACCGGCAGGTGCGAGACGTGCGGGGTGCACCTCGTCGAGGGGATCCACCTCTGCTGGTTCTGTGACCCGGGGAACGCGGCAGAGCAGCGCGCGCTCGAGGCCGAGGAGCGCGCCCAGGAGTTCGCTGACTTCGTGGACGGTCAAGACGGCGACGAACTGGACGACGAGGACCTGTGACGACCAAGCGCCTCCCCGCGCTCTGCACGACCGGTGACGTGGCCGCCGCGCTCGGATGGAACGCCAAGACCATCCGCCGCCACTGCGTCTCGCTGACCGCCTGGAAGGCCGCGGTCGCCGCGGATCCGGAGGTGCGGTTCAAGACGATCCCCTCGCTCCGCTTCGGATCCGGTCCGGCGTCACAGTTCAAGATCCCGCGCTGGTGGGTCGAGGAGTTCAAGGCCGCAACGAGCACCCCGCCCGAGCCTGCCTGAGCCGCGCTGTGCCACCCTAGGGACATTCGAGGCGAAATGGCACACCCCGCGCCCGACCGTGCCACGTCCCGACTTTGAGAATGGCGAACACAGTCCCGATTCGTGTAGGCTCCGCCCAGGCAGGCCACGTGTGGGGGACACCGTGACCGCCCCGCTCGACCTCGACGCGCTGGCCAAGGACGCCGCCGAGGTGCTCAGCGACCTGACCCTGCTCGGCGCGTTCGTCCGGATCCCGAACAACGTCGTCGGCCAGCCCGAGATCACCGACTTCGCCTACGACCGGTGGACCCCGTCGCAGCGTGCGTTCCATGCCGCGAGGACCGGCCGGGACGTCGTGCTCAAGTCGCGCCAGTCCTTCTTCAGCACGCTCGAGATACTCCGCGACATCCAATACGCGCGGACCCACGAGGGCGCGCAGGTCCTCATCGTCACCGACGATCGCGACGAGAAGGAGAAGTTCTTCGACCGGCTCAAGATGATGACCGACTCGCTCGAAGCGTGGGGTCTGATCCCGGCGCCGCGGTCGACCACGAAGACCCAGATCGTCTGGCCCGACAACTACTCGGGGATCTACATCACCGAGGCCGGCGCGTCCGAGGGCGCGGCGCAGAGCACGGGCCGGAGCGGCACCATCCACCGGGCGCACCTCACCGAGGCGGCGTTCTGGAAAAGCCCGCGCGCAACCTGGACGTCGCTCAGCGGCGCGATGGACCGGGCCGACGAGGTCGTGATCGAGACGACGGCGCGGGGTGCGGATACCTGGTTCCATCGGCTCTGGAAAGCCGCGGTGACCGGCCGGTTCGGTCGGTGGCGCGCGCACTTCTTCCCATGGTTCGAGCACCCGGGGCGGACCGCCGACCCGAAGATGTACGGCCGTCCGACGACGAGCCGGGCCCGCAAGTGGGAACGGATCCTCGTCAACCTCGGCATCAGTCGCGACCAGCTCGCATGGTGGCGCGGCAAGGTCGAGACGATGACGCTCGACAAGGCGCTCCAGGAGTACCCGCCCACCGCTGATGCTGCGTTCGTCTCGCCGGGCGACACCTGGCTCGAGCCGGAGTACCTCGACGCGCTCGGGGACGCCGAGGGCAAACCGAAGCGGCACAAGAAGCTGAAGCGGGGCGAGCTCCGCATCTGGATCAACCCGGACCCCGCGGGCCGCTACATCATCGGCGGCGACGTCTCGGACGGTGTCGGTGGCGACGCCGCGACGCTGGTCGTCATCGACCACCGCACCGGGAAGGTCTGCGCCGCCTGGCACGACCGCTGGACGAAGCCGAAGGAATACGCGCGGGTAATGGCCGATGTCGGCCTGATGTACTCGACCGCGCTGCTCGCACCGGAGCGGCAGGGCATGCGGACCGATGGCAAAGAGGCGATCGGCCTCGCCGTGCTCCGGACGCTCCGCGAGCTGAAGTACCCGTCCAAGCGCATCTATAAGTGCGAGAAGGACAAGCCCGGGTGGTCGACCGATAAGGAGACCCGCCCGACGCTGCTCGGCGACATGGCCGACGGGATCCAAGACGGCTCGCTCCGGACGCCGGACGCCGCGACGATCGCCGAGACCAGGTCGCTCGTGAAGGACCGGAACGGGAAGATCCGCGCCCGCGGCAAGACGTCGGGCCGGAGCAGCGAGACGCGCGGTGATGACGGCCTGTTCTTCGCGTGGGCGATCGCGGTGCAGGTCAGGATCCGCAAGCCGATCCGAAGCAAGCGGCTGCCCCGGATCATCCCGGTCGGCCAGCTCGATAGCGTCGACTTCCGAACCTGAGCGCGCGCCCCGCGGCGCAGGGGGCCGCATGGGCAAGAAGAAGCGCAAGAAGGCGGCACGCGCCGCGGCAGCCCGCAACACGTTGCGCGACGCAGCGATCGACCTGGTGCTCCGCGCCGAGGCCGAGGACCTGAAGCCGCGCGCCCGCATCGGCAAGAAGGGCCCGCCGCTCCTCGTCCCGATCCCTCCGCTCGATGGCGCCGTGACCCTCGTCGAACGCGAGGCACTGAACGCGAAGCCGCAGGAGTGGTTCCGCATCATGGAGCGCGCCGACCAGGGCGATACCGGCTCGATGATCGACATGTTCAGCGACGCCCGCGACCGCGACAGCCACCTCGACGGCGTCGCCCGGAAGCGGTCGCAGTCGATGATGGGCCGCCCCATCGTGTTCAGCCCCGCTGCCGGTCTCGAGGATGACGACGAGGCGCTCGAGATCGCGCGCAAGGTCCGGCGCATCCTGCTCTTCGAGTCGCGCAAGTTCCGCTCGATGCTGACCCACCTGATGCAGGCGCCGGTCGACAGCTACGCGGTGAGCCCGATCCGCTGGGCAACGAACGGCAACGGCGAGCACGTCCCCCACCTTCAATGGCAGCACGCCAACCGGTTCGCGTTCACCTTCGACGAGCTGAGGCTGGGCTTCTACACCGACAAGTTCCGGTCCCAGCGCAACATCTCGCCGCTCGAAGACTGGCCTGACAGCTTCGTCGCGCACGTTCCGATCGGGGGCCGCTCCGACTTCCCGTGGCGTCGCGGTGCGATGCGCTCCGTGATCATCCCGAGCTTCATCAAGCGCCAGGGCCTCCGGTTCTGGATGACGTTGGCGGAGCGCTTCGGCATGCCGCAGATCTTCGCGACGGTTCCGAAGGGCGAGGACCACGACGACGAGGCGAGCGACGACGCGGTCGGGGTGGTCGAGACCGCGCTGAAGAACATGAACCGGATCTGGTCGATGGTCGTCACCGAGGGCGTCGAGGTGAAGGCCGTCGAAGGCTCGGCCGGCAACCTCACCGGCCAGGTTCACCAGGACCTCATCAGCTGGGCCGAGATGACCCAGTCGATCGGGCTCCTCGGTCAGAACCTCAGCACGAAGGTCGAGGGCGGCAGCTTCGCCGCGGCCGAGTCGCACCGGTTCGTAGCCGACGACCTGCACCTCGCCGACGCGACCGAGTTGAGCGAGACCATCACCCAGCAGGTTTGCGAACCGCTGGTCCGGTTCAACTGGCCGGGAGCGCCTGTGCCGGTCTGCGAGATCAGCGTCGCGCAGAAGGCGGTCTTCACGAACGAAGACGTCCGTGACGGTGTGGCCAGCCCGGACGAGCGACGCCGCACGATGGGGCACGAGGCGCAGCCCGATGGTCAGGGCGCCGACATCCGCCGCCCGGCGAGTGTGTCGGTCGTCGCGAACATCACGCCCGGTGACGACCCGGAGCCTGTCGAGCCCGCACCGGTCGTCGAGGACGACCCGGCCGATCCGACGAAGAACGACGAGATCCCGACCGGCGACGACCAGACCGCGACGACTGCGGCGAAGGGCGGCTTCCCGTTGGTCGGGCAGATCACGGCGATGCAGGCGATCGTAACGCAGGTTGCGAAGGGCGAGGTCAGCGTCGAGACCGGCGTGTCGATGCTCATCACCGCGCTGCCCCTCACCGAGATCGAGGCGCGCGAGTTGCTCTCGGACATCGACGTCGCACCCGCCGATCCGGCAGCGCCACCACCCACGTTCACCGCACCGACTGGAGCGCCCGATGGCACGTAGAGCACGAGTCACCATGAAGCTTCACGGACCGGCGAAGGTCGTGGAGCACATCGACCTCGACCAGCCGCTCACGCCCGACGAGTTCGCGCAGTGTGTGGCCGACGTCATGAAGCGGATCGGCACCAAGGCCGCGGCGCGTCCCGCACAGGCCAGGGCGAAGAAGAAGACCGCGAGCCGGAAGACGACGGGCTGATGGCCTTCGAAGACGCAGACCGCCCCGCGTTCGCCGATGGCGTTCCGGTGTTCGCCGAGGCGCGAGACGACGGCACGTTCCGGCTCGTCGCGACCGACACCGGCGACGTCGTCTCGTCCGAGCACGCCACGGTGCGCGACGCGCTGAACGCCGCGCTCGAACTCGACAGCGTGTCGGGGTTCCGGAAGTCCGGCGTGATGCGGAGCGTCGACGGCGAGCTCGATGGCGAGTTCCGCTGGTTCGATGCGACGAGCGTCGAGCCTGAGCCGCTCGGTCCGCCGGGTGACGAGGCGCGCATCGCGGAACAGGCGATCTGGGAACTGGCCGAGTCGCTGAACCAGCGCGCCTCGACCCTCCCGATCAACGGCGGCCCGACCCCCGAAGGTCTCGCCGCTTCAGAGCCTCACGGCGACATGAAGCACGGCGGCGACCACCCGGCGAACGGGGCGCTGCATGTCGGCTTGCCGGTCGAGGCGTCGGACGGCCTGCACCTGTTCCTCTTCGGCGAGGTGATGCCCGACGTCGCGGCCGAGGTGGACCGCGGCCGACTGGCCCAAGGCTCCGTGTTCTTCCGCTTCGACGAGACCGACCCCGACGACAACCTCGCCGTGAAGGGCGCGACGCTCACCAGCCACGCGCTCACGAACGACCCGGCCGTCACCAACCTCACCCCCGGCAGCGAGCGATCGCGTCGGACGGACCAGACAAAGCGGGCGTGTCGCTCGCGATGGAGTCTCCAGATGACCACGACCATCGATCAGTTCCGCGACCTGCACACCACCGTCGTCGACGAGAAGGCGGGCAAGGCCGTCCGGCACTTCGCGGCCCTCGACTTCGGCAAGCTGGCACGGGGCGCCGCGGGCGACCTGCTCGGCGAGATCGCGCGGATGCTGAACCTCACCGACGAGGCGATCGCCGACGACCCCTGGGCCATCTCGGACGCCATCAGCGCGCTGTCCCAGGTCGCGCAGGTCGAGGACATCGTCGAGGCGCCGGCCGCGCCTGCCGCCGATGCTCCGGCCACCGACCTCGCCGCGGACGCAGCGGCACGGACCGCCGACACGCTCACGCCCGAGCAGGCCGCGGAGTTCGTCGCGCTGGTGAAGCGCGGTGCCTTCGGCCCGGTCGTCGCGGCCCGTGCCGTCGAGGGGCTCGAGGGCGAGGAACTCGACGCCGCCCTACAGGGCTTCGTGGACCTCGGGCGCAACGTGCTCGGCAAGCCCGACGCCGAGGTCGCCGCGGTGCTCGAGGAGCTCCAGGCCCGCGAGGCGGAACTCGCTGCGGTGCTCGCGCCCGAAGAGGACACCACCGGGGAAACCGACACCGAAGAGGACGCCGCCCAGGTCGCCGAGGCCGCGGCCAGCGCCGGCGAGCGCGGAGCCCGTCGCGTGCTTCGGATCCAGCGCAACACGGAGCGCACGGCGCACCAGGCGACGCAGGCGAAGCTCGACCGGTTCGAGATGCGCGAGTATCTCACCGGCAAGCTGAAGGCCGCGAAGCAGTCGGTCGTCGCCGAGACGTTCGATCGCTGGGTCAAGATCGGCCTGAAGAACGGGCGTGAGGTGGTCGACGAGTTCGTCGCTGGCCGCAACGCGCCGCCCAGCGCGATGCCGATGGACGATGTCGAACTCGCCAAGCCGGACGACATCAGGACGAAGAAGGACGCGTGGGACGCCTGCATGGTCGACGCGCGCGAGAAGCTCGACGAGGACGAGAAGCGCCAGGCCGCGAAGACCGGCCGCAAGACCGGCACCGTCGCGCGCCACGTCGTCCGCGCCCTCGCGCAGAGGCTCGCCCCCGAGCGCTACCCCGACATCTTCGGCGCGCCTGCGCGCTGACCGACCGCTGAACCCCAACCCCAACAGACCCAGCGGCGGTGCCGCAATGAACGCCTGCGCGTAGCGGGCGAAGGAGAGCCATCATGGCGAGTGGATCCCGGGCACCCAAGCCCGTTCTCATCGAGACCTACACGGCGACCGCGGCAACCGTCGCGCACGTCATCGTGATCTGGCACGCGACGGCGGCGGACAACGTCATCGTGCCCGCCGCGGCGCCTGACCTCCAGATCGTCGGCGTCACCATGCACGCGGCCGTCGCGGGCGGAGACATCGACGTCTGCGTGCTCGGGCCCTGCATCCTGAAGGTGGACGGCAACGCGTCGGCCATCGCGGCCGGCGACGCCATCGAGGTCCACTCGACGGCGGGCCTCGGCGGGAAGCTGGCGCTCAGCGACGGGACGACCCTGAAGGAGATCGTCGGCGTCGCGTACGAGGCGGCCAGCGCCGACAACGCCGAGATCTCGGTCTTCGTCGGAAAGAACCCCTTCCTCTTCACCGCCTGAACGGCAGCAACGAAAGACGACCATGACCATCACAAACTCCGCAGGTCGCGCCGCTGGCGACGACAACCGCACCGGCGCTCGGGCGTCGGACCCGCTCGCGCCCTCCACGGCGCACGTGAGCGCCGCGCTCAGCGACTTCGCATCGAGCTTCAGCAACGGCGAGTTCTTCGCCGACCGGGTCAGCCCGGTCATCCTGGTCGACAAGAAGGACGACGGGTTCTTCAAGTTCGCCCGGAAGGACTCGACCACCGAGCTCTCGAACCGCGTCGGCGTACGCGGCTCGCTGAACGAGGCGACCATCGAGTCGGCGCAGGGCAGCTACGAGTGCCTCGGCTACGGGCTCAAGGGCCCGGTGTCGCGCGCGACGCAGGCAGTGGAAGACCCGGCGGTCAACCTGAAGCAGCGCACCAGCGCCAACATCATGAACCGCAACCTGCTCTCTCGCGAGATCCGGGTCGCGACGCAGATCACGACCTCGGGCAACTGGGACGCGACCGCGACCACGGCGGCCACCGCGGTCTGGTCGAACCAGACGACCGGTGTCCCGCTCACCGACATTCACACCGCGCTCGAGGCCATCCCGGCCGCGGGCGAGGAGTCGCTCAAGATCGGGATCTGCGCGCTCGAGGTCTTCAACGACCTCCGCGCTCACCCGCAGATCCGCGACCTTCACGGTGACGGCCAGGGGCAGATCTCGAGCGCGGTCCTCGCGGAGTACCTCGGGCTCGACGAGCTGCTCGTGTCCGACGCGCAGAAGAACACGGCCAACACCGGCGCCGCGCTGAGCATCAGCCGGGTCTGGCTCGCCACGGTCTTCGCGATCGTGCGCGTTCCCAAGCAGTTGCTCGACACGAACCAGCAGATGTTCTCGGCAACGTTCCGGCGCAAGATCGCCGGCGCGTCCGACGGCATCCTCGTCCGCGAGTGGCACGAGCCCGACGAGGGCACCGAGGGCACCGACATGCTCGCGGTCAGCCACGAAGACGACGAGGTCATCATCCAGGACGTCAGCGGCCACCTTCTCACGTCGGTCCGCAGCTAGGGCCCGTCGCGTAGCGCGCCGGCTGGGGGGACCGGTGCGGCGCGACGTGCTCCGAAAGGACACCGATCATGGCGAAGCTTCAACAGACCTACGTCTTCCACGTCAAGAACGCGATGGGGTCGCTCGGTGCGACCGACATCGTGACGACCGGCACCGTCGCGACCGGCGCGCTCACCGTGACGGGCGCGGCGACCGTCTCGACGACCCTCGGCGTCACCGGGGCCTCAACCCTCGCAGCGGTCGCGTGCACGACCCTCGACCCGAGCGGTCTCGTCCAGATGGCGGCTGCTGCCACCGTTGGCACCACCCTCGGCGTCACGGGCGCCTCGACCCTCGCGGCGGTTGCTTGCACAACCCTCGACCCAAGCGGGCTCGTCCAGATGGCGGCGGCGGCGACAGTCGGCACCACCCTCGGCGTCACCGGCGTCTCCACCCTGACCGGCGGTGTGGCCGGCGCACCGCCGATCAAGATCTGGAACCACGTTCCGGCGGGCGCGCTCGCGACCCGGGGCACCGACGCCGCGGTCGGGAACGCGGGAGATCTCGAGTACGCCGAGGTCTTCATCCCGATGAACGTCACGCTGACCGGCATGGGCTGGCTCAACGGTACGACGGACGGCACCGACAAGATCCGGATCGCGCTCTACGACAGCACGGGCGCGCTCGTCGCGAGCTCGGCAGCCGGCGGAGCCCTCAGTTCGGGCGCCGACGCCTACCAACAACTCGCCTTCTCGAGCGCCTACGCGGCGGTGGGCCCGGCCCGCTACTTCGGCGCAGTCACCATCGAGGGGACCACGGCGGCCACCCAGCGGCACACCACCCTCGGACCACTCGCCATCACCGGCACAGAGGCCGCGACCTGGGACACTCTTCCCGACCCGATCGCCTCGCTCGCAACCACACACACGGACGCCATCGGGCCGATGTTCTACCTCTACAGCTGATCTCAGGGGGACCAGATCATGAAAGCAGTCGTCACACGAGCATTCATCACGCCGATCGGCGCCATCCCGGGGAGGCGGCGCGTCGATGCGCCGCGCTACATCGACGGCACGATCGACTACACCAGGGACCCGTGCATCGTCGACATCCCGCCGTGGTGCTTCGAGCAGCACGCCGAGGCCGACCCGCCGCGGATCATGTCGGTCAAGGAGTACGACGCTCGACGGGAGCACGAGCGCGAACGGGAGCGGCTCGACCGCGAGCTCGACCTGATGGGCGAGGAGGAGAGCCGCCGCGCTCTCGCCATCGCAGCGGTCGAGGTGCTCGAGGCCGAGATCGCCAGCCTTCGCGACATCGACGACCGCGACCAGCTGGCCGACATCGCCAAGCGCCGCAGCTTCGTGGTCGATGCGTCACGGAACACCAAGACGGTTCGGTCCCAGGTCAAGAAGGGGTTGCAAGACATCCTCGCCGACCTGAAGTCCGAGCCCGATCCGGAACCCGAGCCAGAGTCCGAAGAGGGCGACGGCGACGATCCGGACGACGGCGACGATCCGGACCTCGAGTTCGAAGACGAAGATCTCTGATCGGGACCCTCATCCGTCCCGGTCCCTCCCTGGATGCCCCGGCCGTTGCTCATGCGGCCGGGGCGCCAACTAACCCGCGGGGTGCCTGATGTCGAACCTGTACGTTGCGGAAGCGACGGTCACGCTCCGGCTCGGCTCCCGCGCTACGCCGCTCCTCGACCGTGATGGTGACGGCGCGGCCGATACCGGCCTGCTCGCCGCGATCATCGAGAGCACCGGGAAGGAGATCAACCTCCACCTCCGGAACCGCTACGGCTCGAGCGTCCCGTTCAACGAGATCACGGACACCCCAACCGCGACGCCGGAGGGGATCCAGGTCCTCGCGCTCCGGTGGGTGCTCTGGGACATCTACGCCTGGCACGAGCCGGACGGTCCAGACGCCACGCTCCAGAACAACTTCGTCGAGGCCGCCCTAGCGAAGCTGCTCATCGGCGAGGCAGACATCGACGTCGACCGGGCCAAGGCGCACGAGGGCCAGACCATGGTCACCGAGACCCATTCCGACCCGATCTTCGCCGGTCTCGACAGCTCGGGGGCGGACCGTCTGCGCGGGGTGTGACGAACGTTAGCGTCGAGGCGCGCACCGTGAGCCCGTCCGGTTCCGGCATCCTGTCGTGGACCGAGGTCATAGAGGACCCTAGAGAGCCGCTCAGCGCGATCCGCGTCTTGGTGGACGAGAACATCGCCAAGCGCTTCAGCAGCCGCACAGACCCGTGGGGGGGCTCCTGGGCGCCACCATCGATCACGACCATCGAGATCCGTCTCGCGCGAGGTCAGGATCCGATCGCCGACGTCCGGTTCCCAAACTCGTCCCGCTTCACCCGGGGCGGTCGCAGCCTGAACATCGGCTTCGGCCGGAACCAGATCCCGCGATTCTTCGCCGAGGGCAACCCGGCTAACCGCGTCTTCGGCAAGGCAGCCGGCCCGGTCCCGGCCCGCCCGGTCCTCCCGATCACAGCATCGGGGGTGCAGCTCCCGACAGCGTTCCGGGCCGAGATCATGGATGCGTTCCGCGACCAGATCCGCGAAGCGGTCAGACGCGCCGGCCGCGGCGAGAGCGAGGGGTGAGCGATGGCCTCCACTTTTCAGTGGGCCTACGAGCGGATCTACGAGGTCTTGATCGACGGCGCGGGCAACGCGCGCGGCTTGGCCCTCGGCGACCGCTTCAACCGCGGCCACCCGCCCGGCTTCAGCGCGCAGCTACGGAGCGTCCGCGCGAAGGAGCGGCCCACCGTCTTCGTGGTGCTGGTCGACTCGACGCCCGAATCGGGCGTGTCGCAGGAGTTCGCCGAGCAGCAACTCTGGCGCGTCATCATCAACATCTACCGCGACCACTGGCTCAGCTTCGAGGGGAACCCGACGACCGTCGAGGAGCAACTCGTCGAGGCGGCCGATGCCAGGTGGAAGACGCGCGGCGCGCTCTGCTTCACCGGTAACCTGAAAGAGACCGCCGAGGGTCGCAACACCGGGATCGCGGGCGAGGCGCTCCGGGCCGACAGTTCCACGTCGAAACTGGTCCGGGTCGACAACCTCGGCAACGAGGGCCGGCTGCTCCAGTACCTCGACCAGTACATCGCCGAGTTCGAGTTCAGCTTCGAGAGCGCGCTGCTTCTGGAGGACGGGTTCAACCTGCTCCTCGAAGACGGCGGCCGGCTTCTGTTGGAGTAGCGATGGCCGATACCAAGACCAGCGACCTCACCGCGATCGATGCCGTTGCGGTCGGCGATCTCTTCGCCGTGGTCGACATCACCGCGACGCAGGCGACGAAGCAGGCGACGTTCCAGCAACTCATCAACGCGCTCGGGTTCGCGTTCGGCGCCATCAGCATCACATCGACCGCGGTCACGACCGTGAGCACCCAAGACACGCCGGTCAAGATGGCCGGCACGACGACGCTCTCGACGCTCGTCACCGCCGAAGAGTGGAGCATGCCGTCCAACAACCGGATGCGGTACGACGGTACACCGACCTGCGTCACCCTCGTCGTCGCGTCGATCGGCGTCACCAGCGCGGGCAATAACAAGACGTACAACTGGTACATCGCGACCGGCGCAGGAGCCGGCGCCGCATCGATCGTCACCGAAACGAAGGTGCCGCGCAAGATCGCGACCGGCGCCGACGTCGGTGCCATGTGCCTGTTCCTGCTCGACGACTTCGCGACGAACGACTTCCTCGAAGTCTGGATCGAAGGCACCGACGCGAGCCCGTCGAACGCGACCCTCGAAGCGATGAACCTGATCGCCATCTCGCTCCCGATCCCGACCTAGGAGAACCCCGATGAGCAGAGACCATCGCCAGGTACAGCGCCTCCGCTTCGCCGTCGAGACCACGTTCGGCGCCGACGCGACCGGCGACGTCGCCAACAACTTCGACGACCTCCGCGTCAAGCCGACCGTGATCGCGCGGACCCCCGAGTTCGCCGAGGACGAGACCAGCGTCCAGCGCTTCCATCAGCAGCGTGACGACGTCAAGGGCCCGGACCGCGGCAGCTGTGCGATCGAGTCGTACTGGACCTCGACGAACGAAGCGATCGACGACAGCACGACCGTCACGAAGAACGAGCAGCAGAAGTTTCTCGAAGTGTGCCTCGGCGGTTACAACGCACCGGGCCAAGGATCGCTCTCGGCATCCGGCGAGGCCACGACGGGCTGCGTCGTCACCGCGACCGAGGGCGATCAGTTCACAGAGAACAGCCACGTCGGCATCATCCTCAGCGGCGTCTTCCATCCGCGGCTGCTCGCGACTGCTGACCCGGGCTCGAACGACACGCTCGTGTGGTGGCCCGCGCTCCCGTCCGCGATCGTCAACGCTACCGCGGTCCACAACGCCGAGAACATCTACTACAACGAGACGACCGAGAAGTGGATCCAGATCCTCCACGAGACGGCCCTCGACCGCGGGAACCTCTGGCTCCTCTCCGGCGGTAACGCTGACCTGTCGCTGAACCTGGCGCGGGGCGGTCTGACGACCTGGAGCTCCACGGTCAACGGCGCGCTGTTCGAGCACGACGACGAGATCGCAACACCGCAGGGTGGTTCGGCGCTAGCAGCCGCAGCCTTCACCGACTCGGCTCCGATCTGGGGCAACGAGGGCGGCTGCCACTTCGCGGCATCGAGCAGTTCGACCCTGACCCTCGTCAACTGCGTCGAGATCAACGTCGACTTCGGCGTGAACTGGCAGGACGTCCCCGACCACAACGGCGTCGAGGGCGTCGGCGAGTGGTTCCGGGATCGCGGCCGCAAGACCATCGAGCTGACCATCATCCCGGACAGCAGCGGTGGGACGTACGAGGTGTGGCACGACGCCATGGTCGCGGGCACCGACTACGGCCTGTACTTCTGGCTCGGCGCAACGGCCGGCGCGACCCGCGCGATCGGGGCTCGGAACTGCCAGATCATCTTCGTCGAGCCGGTCGAGGTGAACGGGATGGAAGCGCAGAAGCTGACGCTGCTCGTGAAGGAGAATCAGAACTCCACGGGCGCCGGTACGCCGACGACTGCCATCGCGGCGAGCCCGATCGTGCTCGGGCACCTGTAGCGATTCAGCGTCGCTCGACGGCGCATGGGGGGATAGCGAATGTCAGAGCCAGTTGAGTGGGACAACCTCACCGACACGGTCCGCGTCTATTCGGTGGTTGCCGATGACGCGATCGATCTGGTCGAGAGCGACGTCGTCGGATACGCGGGCGATGTCGTCACGCCACCGGGCGGCGAGCCGGTCGTCATCAAACGTGGCACCCGCAACCCCGCGCTCATCAAGGCGCGTCCCGGTCGCAGCCTCCGCGCAGCCGTCGTCAAGGCGCTGCCCATGGCGGTAGGCGTCGGCCTCGACGACATCCCGAGCGACAACGGCCGAGCGCTTCAGGCGTTCCGCGTCGCGTGCCTTTCAGTCGAAAACATCCCGCACCCCGGCGAGAGCTTGGGGCCCACGGTGAACGTGTATCGTGACGGCAAGCAAGAGAAGGCGTGGGGCAGCGACGACCTGAACGTGCTCCAGGCGCAGATGGGCCGCGACTACATGTACGAGATCGGCGCCTTCATCCTGGCCCGCTCCAACCAGGGAAAAGCCCGAGGCGGCGTGCCGCTCTACACGCCGCAGCACTTCTTGGAGCCCGTGCTACTCCGGAGCGCGCAGCTCCGTGCGGCGCAGAACAAGAGCAACGATGGGATCCTCTCCAGCGAGACGTCTGCGAGCGGATCCCCGGCAGCATCCGACGAGAACTCCGACGGTCCTGGGATTGCGTCTGCGGGGGGAGCACCGGCGCCGGCCGAGTAAGGTCGGTCGAGGTCCACCCCGAAGCCTACGACGAGACGGTCGAGTTGAGTTCGGGCACCGTCGTCGATCACGGCGAGAAGTTGCTGCGCGAGTGGGAGGCGATGACCGGCGTGCGGCTGATGACGTGTCCATGGCAAGCGATGCGCGACCCGTTCGTGATCGCCGTCCTGAATGAACATCGCCGGTGGAACAAGAACCGGCCGAGCGCCCCGCACGGTGAGTTGCCAAGGGCGCTCGTCGAAGGCATCGAGCTCTATGACGCGATCCTGCAACGGGTCGACAATCACGACCGGCAACGCGAGCAAGAAGAGCGCGACCGGAAGAACAGGACGGGCCGCGTGCCCGGGTCGTTCTCAGCGCGGCCGAGACGGCCTAGTCGTCGACGTCGTTGATCTCGAAGGGAGGGTATCGATATCGTCGACGAGCGGTTCGAGATCGAGTTCTCCACGGTGGGACAGTCGGACGCGGTCAAGGCGTTCGAGGACCTGAAGCTTCAGGAGCTAGAAGCCAAGCAGCAGACGAGCCAACTCGGCTCGGAACTGCGCAAGTTGCAGCGGTCCGGAAGCGCGAGCGCCGAAGAGATCGAGAACGTGAGCCGCTCGATGGTTCGCGCTCAGCAGTCGTCGCGAAACTTCGCACGCCGGGCCACTCAGTTGCAGATGGCGCAGGCGGCGAGCGCCGTCGCGACCATCGACCACCGTCAGGCGCTTGTCCAACTGGGCTCGACGATCAGCGAGGTCGGCTCGGTGCTGAGCCGCATCAACCCGGAACTCGGCCGGTTCGGCGCGACCATCGGATCGATCGGCGCGCAGCTGCCCGCCCTCACCGGCACCCTCGGACAGACCGCGCAGGCGATGGCGATCATGACCCTCGCGGTCGACGTCGGAACGCAGGCGTGGGACGCGTGGCGCTCGTCCGTCGACGAGGCGACGCGTGACGCAAACGAAGGCGTGGCCAGCTTCACCGAACTTGCTCGCCGGATGCGCGACGTTCGCGAGTCGGTCGAGGCGGCGCGTGAGGCAACCGACCTGGACATCGCGGCCGTGGGCGTTGCCACGCGCCGCGCCGCGCTTGCCGATGCCGAGCTTCGGGTAAACCGGCTCCGCGAAGACGGGTCGACCGCCGCATTCCAGGCCGCCGAGGCGCAACGGATACAGGCGCAAGCGTCGCTGGATACTGCTGTCGCAGGCGAGCGGGAGATCAGCGCCGAGTTGTCGCGCCAGGCCGCGCTCCGGTCCGGCGCCGCGGCCGAAGAGCGCCGGCTTGCGGAGTTCCGCGAGCAAAACGCCCAGACCTTGCTGGAGCAGCAGGCCGAACTCGGCGAGCAGGAAGGTCGCGGCGGTGGCAGCGGTGGAGGACGCGTCGCGGCCGAGCGCGAGGCGGCACGCGCCGCGGCCACCGCGGCGCGGCAGATCGACGCCCTACGGGAACGACGCGCGGTCGAGGACAACGCGGACGGGGTGAGGCGCAAGGCGCTGGCATTCGAGATTCGGCAGACCGAGCGAGCGTTGCAGATCGAGGACATGAACCAGCGGCTCGCAATCGGTCGCCAACTCGTCAACGCCCGCGCCGATAACGTCGAGGCGATCCGCGAGTTCGAGCGCGCCGCAGCCGCCGAACGCCAGGTCGAGCAGGAGCAGGAACTACAGGCCGCCAAGCAACGCTCCGAAGAGATCGGCGCCGCGACCACCGGCATCGTCGGGGGCGTCGCCGGCACGTTCAACAACCTGCTCGGCCAGACCATCGGCTTCATCCAAGAAGGCGGCGACCTCGCGAGCGACGCGTTCCTGAAGATGCTCGACAGCTTCCTCGAAGCGACCGCCGTCCAATACACCATCTTGGCCCTCGCCGAGGTGGGTCAGGCCATCGCATCATTCGCACAGGGCCCTGCCGGCGCCGCATCGGGCGCCGCGCACCTTGCGGCCGCTGCGGTGTACGGCGCGGTCGCGGCCGCCACAGGGGCAGCTGGGGCCGTCATCAGCGTTCCGACCGCGTCATCGGGCCCCGTCGAGGCGGCACCGGTTCAGGCGCAGACGCCGCTCGCAAACGGCGGCGGGACGACCAACGTCACCAACCTCTTCGCGCCCCAAGCCGTCTTCACCGAGGCGGAGCGCGGCGAAATCATCAACGGGTCCCGGCGCGCGCAGCGGCGTGAGCAGGGCTCGGGACGGTCGAGGGCGTAATGGCTTACCTCGTCACAGGCTTCGACACGGCGCGCGTCGGCACGATGGCGGTGAAGGTCACCGACGCGGGTGACAACGGGACAGCCACCGTGACCGCGGGCAAGTGGTGTCACCGCGACCTCACGGCACTCTCGGCGAAGCTGGGTTCGGGCAACTACGACGATCTCGCGACCGAACTCCAGGCCCGGATCGACGCGCTTCCGACGACTAACATGCAAGGTCTCTCGATCGACCTAGCGACCGGCGCCTACACCGTCGTCTTTCAAATCACGACAACGCTCGACTTCACTGACGCGACCCTCGGCGACGAGTCCGGGTTTCGGCTCGCCGAGGCGCTGGGGTTCAATGCCGACCATGCCGACGCGACGGGTACCGGCTTCGACATCACGCTCACCGGCAAG